TTAAAATAAACTTTTCATAATTGCTTTATATTTCTTATCATCAACTTCTATTAAACTCTTCTTCCCATCTTTAAATTGGATAGCTATTATATGTATGCCTTTACTCTTAGCTGATAACCCAGCAAGAGCTCCTACTGGTCCAAGTAGTAAACTTCCAGCTAAACCTCTTCCAACTGCACTAGCTGCACTTTTTCTGCTTTCTTGGTCTACTACTTCATAATCCATAACATTAGTCTTATTTAATTCTAATTGTTTAAACATTCCTACACCTATCAAGGCTTTTCCACTAACTGATACAACTGGTTTATTTAAATAATCTCCTGAAATTACTTTATTCTTTGCCCCCATAACATCAACCCCTTAAACTTAAATTCAATAATATATTAACATATAGCCCAATTCAATACAATTAAGTATAAATATATTTTCAACCTATACAATTTATATCTTTACACTCAATGTATATATTGAAGACTAAGTGTCTATAATCTAAATACATCTTAAACCATGTGATTATACAAAAGAAAAATAAGGTAGAAAGTAATATTATATTGCTTTCTACCTTTTAATATTTTAATTATTTAAATATCTAGTATCTTCTTCAATGCCTCCTGGAGCACTTGCGAGAAGTTTACTTCTCCTCTGCTAACTTATTAAGCCATGATTAAACACTTTTTTTAAATATAATCTCGACCGTCGAAATATAATATTCCAACGTAATTTCATTTAGCTTTAAAATCAACATTTATATTCATATGATATATTAGTTTCAATAAAATTATATCAATGTATTTTAAAATTACTGCACAATTTTTAATTAATTTGATTCTTAAGAATAATAATAACCTCCATTTACTATTCATTTATGTTTTTATTAATACTTATTTTTATCAAATTTCAAATAAACATTAGCTCTATCAATAGATTTAATCTTAAAATCATTATTAGGAACAGTAAATACATTAAAATTATCTAAACTCCAAAAATCTCCATCTACTGTTGCTATATTATTTATTTCATTTTTATAGCATATAGCAGCGTGCTGTGAATCTTTATCACCTAATATAAAATTTGTTGACTTTCTAATTTTAAATGCTAAGTCATTAAACTCTTCATTTGCTAGATAATCTAAATTCACTGAAACTTTTTTAATTGTGTCTCTTACACATGATAATTGTTCTTCATATTTACGTGTAAATTCTCTATCTGAATCAATAATATTTTGATGCAAAGCTTTCATATTATATTTCCCATTACTAAATTTAGGTATGCTAAAATTATTATTTTTAGCATAATTCATAGTAAACGCATTTCCTACTACATGATCCATTTCACCTAATACTAAATTTGAAGTACATATTATAGATTTATTATTTAAACATTCCTCTATAAAATTTACACATTCTCTTCTATATGTAGAATTAGAAATTCCTATAGCTTGATTCCAGTAACTCGTATCAAAATAAACAAATTCTGGGAACTCATTTATTTTGTCTCTTCCTTTTCCACCAGTCAAAAATATCGATGAGTTATTCAAAAACTTTCACCCCTCATAGCCCTTAAAACATCTTCTCTATATTTATATGGTATATTTCTATCATCATAATCAAATATGTTAGTTTTAAAATACTTGATTTTTTCATCTTTATCTGATTGATAAAAAGGTTTATTTAACGCCTTATTTCTCAATTCATCTAATTTTGAACTCATATTCTCACCTATCTTATTTAAAATATTCTCCTATAGTATTATATGTATCATATAGATCATTAATTACAGTTTTCAAGTTAATTTTATTTTTATTAAAATTTCTAGTAAGTTGATAATAAGTGAATCTTGGATCACTTAAAAATGGCTCCTTTTTTAGATCATCATTATAATTATCCCCTTCTATCAAAAATCTATACCCAATGCCTTTTAAAGTTCCTTTAGGAACTTCAAATTGTAAATTTAAAGTCTTCAATGATTCTTCAAGAGAATTGTTTGATGGTGCTAATGCCTGTACATCAATAACACTAAAATTTAGTTCTTCAACCATTAAACTATCATATACCTTTGTTAACATTAATTCTATACTTTCTTTTTCTATATTTTCTTTTTCTATACCTTCTCCTATAATTTGATATTGTATTGAATCTTTAGTCACGTTAATGTAAGCATTTTCACCAACTCTGAAATTAAACGATATAGTGTTGCCATTTGAACCTATTATAAACTCTGATAAATGCTCTACTATTTTTCTAAATTTTTTTTCATTCAATTCACCCACATTAGGAAAAGTAACAATACTAATTTGATTTATTTTTAATTGATTCATTTTATACCCCCATAAAATAGAATTTTATAATTACATTTTATCATTATGTTAAGAATAATCAATAATATACATTTTTAATCATTACATTAATATATAATTATATTACGCCTAATAGTAATCTTTAAAATATATTCTACAAATTTTTCATATTTCCTTTTTTATATCTAATTTTCAATTAATTATTATTATATTATTTTAAAATGTAATATATTAGTCACTTCTGTATTTTACTGGTGTACTCTCATTTAAGCTTATCCTAGAACCCTTTCCCATGCCATACAATACTCTACCTCGCCAATATAGTATTATTTGTCCACCTTAGATCTATGCTATGCCATATGCTCATTAAATACCGTATTTGTATATATTTCTTATTTTTAAAGCATATATAAACTATCAACTTTTGCTTTTACTGATTAAGTCTTGAAATTGCATTAATTAACTACTCAGAATAAGAGGAGTATTTCATTATAAACCTCACTACCCTTTAAATCTCCTATAAATACTTATTGGCTGCATTTTTCATAGTAGAAAATCTGTTAGTATCATTAGCCTTTCCACCTATTTGAATTACTTGTTCTGCTTTTAATCCAGATGCTTTAAAATCATTAACTCGCATTAATGGGCAAGATAATTTTTGAGCCACCATGACTGCAGCAAATAAATCTGCATCCCCTAAATAAGTTACTATTTTTTTCATATCATATTCCTCCTCTTTTGGATATAGTTTTTCACCTTTATTATTAAATACATAGTAGCCTTTAAACTTATCACATTCAGCCTTAGCATTAGCCAAATCACTATAAGCACCTTTCTGACTATCTGCATCTTTCCATGACTTTCTAACCCTATATAGTTCTTTGGAAATAGGTTTATTTGGCTTATTATCAGCTAGTTTCTTTTTAAAGTCATTCCACATACTCCAATTATTCTTACTCCATGGATAAGGACACACCTTTCTACTTGCATCATAATGTCTTACTACTCTATCACTAGGTATGTCATATTTATTCATTAACTGTTTAACTAACTCTACTGTATTAGACTCTGTAGAACTTGATATATCATCATTAGTTCCACACATCTCAATTCCTATAGAGTTTTGATTGGTTATTCCATACTTGCCATTACCATCTCCACAATGCCAACTAGAGTTAATTTCTTCTACTACTTGCACTATGTTACTACTATCCACAAAATAATGCGCTGAAGCATTTCTATTCCCTCCGCCAAAATAATTAGCATTATTTAAAGCAGTGTCGGTTTTATTTCCTGTAAAGTGCATTACAATATATTTTATTTTCTGACCACTTCTACTAGAAAAGTTATACTTAGATATCTTTCTTATTATTGATTTCATAATTCATTCCTCCTTAAATATAAAAGAGTGAGATTGCTCTCACTCTGTAAACTACTCTTTAGATATTTGCTTAATTAATTGGTTTCCATATACTGCAGCTCCAGTTACAAGTATTCCTTGAACAACACTATCTGCACTAAAACCTTTCATTACCAAGAGACTTAATATAATACCTATAGGTAATAAAATTACTGGAATATACTTATCTTTTACTCTTTCAGTGTCTTTAAGTATAGCTCCAATTATTAATAGTACTGGTATTAAAATTAAAGCATTTTCTGTAATGTAATTAATAATTTCCATAATTATCTCTCCTTCATATTTTAAATATAATAGCTATAGCTCCACCAATAAGTGCACCTACTACAGTTCTCCATAACCATGTCTGACTATCTTCTAATTTTTTAACTCTGTTATACAAATCTTTGTTATTAACTTCTAATAGGGTTTCTATCCTTACTAATCTTTCTTTTATCTCTTGTGTATTTTCATCAGCCATATTGCACCTCCTTCAAAATAAAAATATTAAATAAAAGTATAAAAATCATTTTAAATGCCATAATAAGTACAGGAACTAAACTTTTAAAAAAATAATTAAAAAATATTAAAATAAGTGTATATTTATTTAATATTTTTAGCATACTAGAAATAAGATAAGATTATGATTTTGTAAATAATCATCTATCCATAGTATTCACTTCATGGTTAATTTAATGTATAGAAAAATAATCCATTAAAAGCAGACAAGCTTTAGTTTCATACATTATTTTTCGAAAAATAAAAGACACTAGAAATTAATCTAATGCCTTTATGTTACTTCGTAATATAATTCTATTGGTAATTTGTCCAAAATAAAAAAGCCTTATGGCTCTACTTGTTTATATCAGTTAATATCTCTGTTTTTTCTTCTTCTGTAAGCTTAGTATACTCCTGTATTATATCCTCTTCAGTTCTACTCTCTAATTCCATTCTTGCTTTAATTGCATTTATAAATATACTTTTTTTCCAACTTGGCATATTCTACACCCCCATCATATTAGCCATTGCTATTTCCATATTAGCCATTCTTGTTTTTAAATCTTCTTCCTCTTTAACCGGTGCTTCAAGACCTAATATTTGTGCTTTTGCATTCTCCTCGTAAGTTAAAGATGGATTTGGTATGAATGGTTCCTCCTGTACTATATAAGCCCTCCCATTTTTTAAAATTACATATCCATTTTCTTTAATTTCATAAGTATACATTAATATCATCCTTTCTTTATTTATCTTAGATAGTCTATATTAACTAGACCATTACCTTCAATTACTCTACCTAGATACTCACACCTACCATTTACCCACATTTTCTCTGTCCTTAGTCTTCTTTCAATAAATTTATTATCGTAAGAACGACCTTTTCCACCAAATAAATACATTCTTGATTTACTACCTATAGCAATACAACCCAATAATTCATCTGGTGATAATCCAGTTGAGGCATATTTGGATGAACCAAGTCCTTCCAAGTGGTATTCTCCTATGAAAGAGGGGTATGAGCCACCTATGCAAAACAAGTTACCATTGCATATACAAGATTGACCCTTCTCTCCTTGGTAAGAAGCATCGAGTGAACCTAATTGTACTTGCCTAGATGTCCTAAGAAATAATTTATATATTTTATTTAATTCTACGTGTGTCACATACATAACATCACCTACACATGTAGTTTTATTATTAAGAATGGTAATTCCATTTATACCTAAACTTTTAAAAAGGGTGTAAGTTTGATTAGTTACGTCATACTTCCAATAATTATTTTGGTTAGGGGCACCACTGTAAATATGAAGTATGCCTTTATAATACCCTAAGCCTGAACCGTATTTTTCCTCCGGGAAATTTGCTAACTGAGTGTAGATGTTTTTTTCAATATCATATACCCAGTGGGACTTACCAAATGTGCTAACATTAGCATATGACCCTATTAAATGTATTTTATTAGACTCTACAAAAGCTAAACTAGTCATATAGCAAGGTAAAGGGGAGTCAGCTATTTCAGTTAATTTATCCGTTGGAATGTTATATTTAAGGGCTTTAAATTTATGGGTATCATCATTATAATCTAAAGCACCCCCAAATATATAAATATCATCTTTCACAAGGATTCCTGTACCTAAATAAAAGTAATAAGGTAAGTTTTCATGTTGTATTCTCTCCAATCTAGAGTCAACGAAAATATTAGTTTTTACTACTTTATCATTATTTTGCATAGTCCATATTTGACCAGGTATTAGAGAAAATTCTCCTTCCTTTGACGTTTTCAATGGGGTGTTTACCCTATTTATTTCACCTGAAATAGGTTGTATATATGTTTCTGGTGGATAAATAGTTATATTTTGGGGTATGTACCATACCTCTTTTTTAGGTTTATAAGCTATTATATAATTATAACCAGTACACCCATAATAAATATTTTCATTATCCGCTGTATAACTGGCTCCACCATCATTCGAAACCATTCCATCTACTTCCTCACAGGTATTAGTAATAAAATTGTATCTATCTACTTTTGTCTTATAGTTAATGTTAAAATCAACACCGCCTCCTAAGATATAAACATATGAACCAAATTTAGTAGCTCCACCATAAGTATGTGGATTTATAGTCTTTGTTCCTGTAACTGTATAAGTATCGGTAGCAACATCATAATAAACGATATCATTAGTTGAACTAAAAGAATATATCTTATTTTGAAATTCAACAATTGGGGTAAAAGAATAACTATACACAGCTTTAGCTAATTCAACATAGGTATTATTAGTTGGGTCATACCTCCAATGAAGCGTATTGTAAAATATATGAATGTAGCCCTCAACTACTATAGCTACTGCACCAGTTAGTGAAGAAGCACTTGTCGGAATATCTTCACCTTGAATATAGCTATTTGTAGCTATATCATATATATATACTTTTTTACTAAACCCCGCCGCAGAAGTTCCTATAAGGTATATTTTATCATTTATAACCACTAACGAACCCTGAGAAAAGTTAATCGGTATCTCAGCTAATTCCTCCCAATTTTCACCTTTTAAATCTAATCTAAAAAGTTTATAACCACTAAATAAATATAAATATCCTTTATTATAAATTAATCTTCCTCCACTAGTGCTAATAAATGTTGCTGGAGGGAGGTCTGTAATAGCATAAGGTTCAGTTCTAATTAATTCTGGACATTTTGTAATACCTCCGCCACGTTTATTTACTATAAAAACACCATTACCTACCCTCACTATTTTTACTGGAATATTAGCTCTTAAAGTACCTTCATTTATAGGATTTTCATCCTCCTTTAATGGAATAGCAGTACCTCCATTAAAGGAAATAGTAGCATTATCTACATTATCTACATGAGGCACTATTGTATATTCAAAAAGATTAGGATCTTCTACAGTTATAGTATAAGCACTAGCTGTTCCTCCTGTTGTTATCGGCTCTAGTGCATTTTTATTTAGTTTTAGAGGTATTTCTCTATCAACTGCATCTAGTCTTCCTTTTATACCTTCTATGTCAGTAGGTATATTGCTGACTTTTTTTATACCTTCCTCATGCTCTTTTAATATCTTATCAGCCTCGTCCCAATTAGGATTAGTAGCAGTTATATCCGGAGGAGAGTCATCTAAACCTATCTTTTTAAATCTATAATTAGTAGTTTCTTGCATAACATCACTCCTTTAATTTTGAGGCATATAGTAATATAGCTCTCTCCAATTTTTCATAGTATCTTTTATATTTCTCCAGTTTGTAAAGTTATTCATTACATCTCTCCAACTAGAGTAGTATCTAGTAACATTAAGTTTAATATGTCCAGGTATTAAAGGTTTTAATGCCCTTTCAATATCCTCAAATCTAAACTCCTCCTGATTAGAACTAGGGAAAACCATAATTTGAATTACACCTTGTCCATGCTCTGGAGAATTCTCCTCTGAACCAGTATAAAACTTAACCGTACTATCCACATTCATTATTGCCATAACCATAGACTTTATAGTGACTTCATTAAGTTTATCTCTTTTTCTGCCTAGTGCTAATAAATATTGTCTTCTTTGTTCTAAATTACCTTCTGGTTGTATATTAAGAAATATTTCTGTTCTGATTATACTTTCTTCATCCATAGAAACTATACAAGAGTTATCTAAGTTTTTCTTCATATCATTGGTTAGTTCATTAATCTTAGTAGATTCCACCTGAGATATAAGCTCAAATTCTCTTATATCTTTTAGATAGGATGGTATATAATCTTTAATATTAACTTCATAAAACATTTTAGACCACCACCAAACTTAAAGCTCCTAGTGTTGGTATATCCTCTTCTAACAGAGATATATCTTCAATAGCTCCATTTATAAGTATATTACTTACATCAGATACACTCTCTAATCCTAAAATCACACTAGCAAGTCCTATATAACTAACTTTATTAGCTCTATATGTTAAACCTGATAAATAATTAGTTATCGCCTCTTCTGCTCCTACAACTTGTGAAAATCCATTGTTTAAAGATATATTTCCACTAATATCAATAGTCTTTACATTTCCTGTTGTTACAGTTACTTTAGCGCCTATTGGAGCTTTACCATTACCAAGTCCTGTTGACCCTGGATCTATATAATCCTGGAAAGATTTGATTAATTCAGTAGAGGCTACTTGATTATTTGAATTAGTTATACTCACTTTAACAGTATTAGGGCCAAGTGCAAGTGGAAATACCTTAGGTATTCCTATTCCATCAAAATCATTAGCCCATTTTAAATATTGATTTATATTACCATCAGAAGATTGATTTACTATGCTATCTTTAGTTCTCATTCTTAAAGCATCATCACTTTCTATATCTTCCCCGTATATAAGTATGTCATCTAAAGTTGCTGCTGCTATATTTGAATTATTATCTAAGGGTAGTAAAGTTCCTGTATAATTATTGCCTATAACTCCAGGCTGTTCACATTGCAACTGAAATACTCCCTCGCTTATTCTTTCCCTAACCAGATAAGTTGTATCTTCTATTCTAAATCTCGCTCCTATAGGCACATCTACAAGCGAGGAATTGTTATCCTTAAAGGTTCCTTTTCTTGTTGCATGAGTAGCCAACCTTCTAGTTATTCCATATTCACTACATTTTTTAGTTAAATACTCACCTTCTGTTGTGTCTAAAAAATATAAATCTCTTTCACTCTGCATAATAAAATAAGCCTCAGCTAATTTTAAAGCAGCTGGGGCTAATGCATTATAAATTATAGATCCTTCTCTTTTATCTATATAAGAAGGAATTTGTTCCAACATATCAGCTAGTATAAATTCGTAAGTATATTTATCACTTTGCAAATCAACCATTAACCTACCTCCTTTCTAATCTCTATATCTCCATAAATACTTTCAACTTTTCCAGTATAATAAAGATTCTCTCCTGAAGAAGTTATTTTTACAATATTTACAGATATTATCCTATCATCTTGTAAAAGTGCCTCTTCCACTATTCTGTGAATATCTGCTTTTACATATAGAGGGTCTTGTCCAATCAAGTCTTGAAGCTCAACACCATGATCATAACTATAAATAAGATACTCGTACCTTTCAGTATCAAGAATACAATCAATAGTTTGTTTAAGTGCCTCTATATCTTCTATATACCCATCAATACATTTTTTATTAGTATCAATCCTATATGTTTTATTACCATAATTATTTGTTTGTTGAGGAAGATTATCTATAACATTATTAAAGTTATCATTAGGTATCATGTTTACCTCCTCTATAATTTATCTAAAATCACAAACTTTTGCCCTCCATGAGCTTTAATGAGCGCTACTTTTTCACTAACTTTTAAAGGTTCTTTTTTAAACCTATTAGTTATAACCAGAAATGGTTCTTCTATTTGCAATTTTGAATTACTATCTAATTTTATTTTGACTGGATTAGCATTAATCACTGTACCAAAAACTACGTCAGAAAGATTTGCATAGTTTAAGTAATTAGATACTATTACTTTTATTGCATCTGTCATCATATTATCAACTCCAAATCCATTGTATGGTGATGACCCTTATTAAATTTATGTGATACCTTCTTAACCATAGCCCATTGTTTAAGTTTTAGTTCAGATATATCTATATATATTCCTGAACCACCTCTAACTCTTGTATCACCCAAAGCTGGTATACTGAATGTTTTTTCTTCCTTATTATAGTACTTAAGTAACTTCTCAGCTTTTTCTTTTATTTGAGCCGGATTAAGATTTTCATCAACTTTATCATAAAACTGTAATGTTCCCCATTGCGCCATACTTTTGCTATCTTGGACTATATAACTCTCTCTAGTACCAGTTTCTTTATTGTCCTTGGCTAGTTTAATTTTATTGTAGGTTTCTCCATCTATACTAATCTCATAACTATAACCTAATGCATAACTCTTATCACCTAATACTATAGGTAATTTAAGTTCGCCTGCTTCAACGAGTTCAATAAATCCGAACTTATCATACAAAATATACTTTCTTCCTGTTGCTAGCAATGTATCCGCTATACTGTCATATATCATATCTAAATATGTTTTATTATCCTCTATTTTATTAGGTAGAGTATACTTAGTAGTTCTTATATTACCTACTCTCATATTAGGTCTTTCCGCTATTATTTCTCTTACGAGTTTATCCGTAGAATGACCTTTAAGCACCTTAGTATCTTTATATTTAAAATATCTAAGAGAGTCATAAGCTGTAACTTCTTTTAAACCACCCTCATTGCTTATCTTAAATACAAAACCATAGAATATATTAGCACCCATATACTTAAATCTAACTACAGAACCATTAGGAAATATATACCCATCTTTATAGGAGAAAGTAAGCTTTGAGGCACCATTTTGAACTTCTGAATCCCAGTTTATATCATCAACAACAATCTCAGATAAGTCATAAATTTTCTGTGTTTTGCTATCTTGTATTATAAACTCATATTCTTTATTTTTAGCCATTTATTGCTCCCTCCTTTTATGGTATTTTTATTCTTTGTCCTGGATAAATTAAATTAGGATTATTACCTAATGGTGGTCTATTAATTTTGTATATTTCTGTCCATCTAGCCCCATTACCTAGGTATTTCTTAGCTATATTCCATAAGCAATCTCCTCTGACTATAGTGTACATTTTATTAGCTGGTTTAGGGGGTGAAGCCTTTCTTGTTGGAGTTGGTGGTTTATATGCTATAGATGGGTTTGTTTTAAGTTCCTTAAGAGAATAAGGAACATACTCTTTAAGAGAGAAACTAGTATAATAGTCTCCCTCTTCTCCTGCAGTTTCTTTTATTTCTAAACTTGTTATAGTCACTAATATAGATAAATCTCTAGTGATACCATTAGTACATATAAAGCGTACAGTCTTCTTATTTTTCATCCAACTATTAAATTTACTTATATAATAATCAGGACCTTTAAACTTATTTTTAGTCTCTACAAGAGTTGAAGCTCTATGAGGAAATTGTGCTTCAAACTTTACCTCCATCAATCCTTTAACTCCTGGAACTGATATTTTACCAAGTTTAAGAACTTCATATTCTTCACTCTCACATTCTATACTTTTGCTTATCTCTTCCGGATTCGTCGGTAGCCTAATAGTCACTTTCTCTTCTTCATCTCTAAAGAATATTGCGTAACTCATACTTAAACCCCCTCTGCCACAACTGCTATTTCTTCTCTTAATATTTTCTCTATGATACCAACTAATTTATTAGCATCTGCTGTTTCTTTTACATCACCAAAAGATATCTGAACATTAGGTGCAAGAGTTGCTTGAGTATATTTAAGCATATAATCTCTGTCTGCTATATCTTTTAAATACTTAATATCTTCCTTATCTATAGATACATTTAAGCTTCCAGCACTTCCCCCTTTACCATTAGTAACAGGTAAAGCTCCATTATTCATATATTTACCCATATCACCCATAGCACCAATTCCCCCAGGTATTTCAGGTTTTCCTATACCTCCTGTAGACATTCCTTTAATAGCATTCGAACCCCAATTATATCCTTTATTAAATGAATCATTAAGGTTTTTATATTCCATACGATCTAGTTTTACTACCTTTTTATCTGATCTTAAATCAGCTATTTTACCCTCAATGTAGGATATTGTATTATTCATACCTGAAGTTAAATCTACTGAAATTCCTGGAATGGCATTAAGCATATTTTCAACTTGCTGTGCTATTGAAGTGAAAATCTCATTTACATATAAAGCTAAATCCCAAAATAGTTTCTTCACAGCATATACAGGATCTATAAAGATATTCGCAAAGAACTCTGCAAAAGAGGCTACTATGTTATAGCACCATGCAAATCCATTATAGATTATTGCAAACATCATCATAAAAGAACCGGTAACTGCTCCAACTATTTGATCCGTAGTTACTCCAAACTGCATGAGTACATATATTAATATACCTACTATTGCTATCAATAAAAGTATTGGCCACTGAGCAATTAAAAATCCTATAGCTGCAGACCATATAGGTGGAACCATTGCCCATAGTTGTTTTATAAGTAAAGGTATTAATACAAATGCTGCCGCTAATAATAGAGGTTGGATTATGTTCCAATTATCTACTATAGCTTGGCCTAAAAATGATATAATTTGTACTACCCATAAAAACCCTTGAGCTAATATATCTATGGCTCCTTTAACTCCTGTTACAAATGATTGAAAGCCTGCTGTATTAATTAAAGCATTAGATTTCTCTATAACTTCTTCAAAAGACTTTATTGCATGATTTTTTATAGAAGTTCCTATATCAGACCAGGTCATAGGCATAGTTTCAAATTTACCATTTATATCATTAGCCATACCAAACATAGCATTTTTAATAATATCAGCTGTAAGTTCTCCATCAGCTCCTAATTGTTTAAGTTCACCTTTAGTTACCCCTAAATATTTAGAAATAGCTTGTGTTATCATAGGTGCATTTTCTGAAATACTTCTAAGTTCATCACCTTGTAATTTCCCTGAAGATAAGGCTTGAGTTAGTTGAAGCATTCCGGACTGTTGTTCTACTTTGCTTGCACCACCAACTTTAAATGACTTCTGAATTAATTCAGTAAAATCAACTATCTCTTGCGAAGAACTAAAAGCATCCCCTGCCATCATTCCAATCTTAGCTACTGCCTTCTGCATGTCTAAGTAAGCACCTCTAGACCTTTCTGCTGCTACAAAAATATTATCCTGTAACTTAGCAGTGGTCTGTAGACCATCATTCATCATGTCTATTCTAGCTCTGGTATTCATATAATCATCACTTATGGCCGTACCTTGTTTAATAGCCATAAATCCACCCACTGCTGCTGTCATTCTTTTTATACCATTTATGAATGAATTAGCCCCGCTTTGATTAGATAACTTATTGTTAAAACTATCTACCTTTGTTGAAGTTCCTAAGATAGAATTGCCGAACCTTCTATTTCCTGCATCCATAAGATTAAGTGTTTTAGTATATTTATCTGTAAGTTTAAACATTGCATTTAAAGTAGGCATGCTATCTCTTCCTCCTTCCCCTTCCAGTAGATTGAGCTTTCTTTTTAATCTTATCTTGTTCTTCTTTTTCTGCCTCAATTCTTTTTATAATTGACGCATATACAAATATCTTTTCTTCTTTTGGAAGATTGACTATTTGCGAGGGTAGTAAATGTAACTTTTGGAGAGCGAAATGGGCTATAACATAATCCACTTCACCCTCCTCTATTAGTTTTTTATCTCTTCTATTTTAGTTTCATCCTCTTCCTCCAATCCAGATAATTTCTGAACTGCTCCACTAAGAGTAGTAAATTCACCTAAAGATAACATTTTAGACAATAAACTTACTTCTCCCATAACTCCATAACCCTTTTGTAACTCTGCATTTTTTAAATCCGGGAATACTACAGCAGAAGCTACAAGGTCATTTACGTAAGCAGCTCTATCAAAGATTTCTTGTTTAGTTTTCTTATCTCTTCTAGTATGTTTTTTCATAAGAATATCATTTTCTTCTGACATGATAGCTCTAATTTCCCATGAAATTGGAACTCCTTTTTCATCCTTAAATCTATTTGATACCACCACAAACTCATTTTCTATTTTTATAGGGTTTAAAAATGCACTTAAATTTCTTTCCATAAAATATTCCTCCATTATACATATTAATATTGTTAAAGAAAGCCCTATCCCTAAGAATAAGGCTGTTGCTGATATTGATAACTTAAATAATTGAAATACTATTGTATCCACGACTATCTATAGTTTGAAGGTAAGTCAAAGAAATCTAATCCTTCAATATCATCAAAAGTAAAATCTGTGTCTATTGTTATAGGGTCATCACTTGAATCATCAAGGTTAGTAACTGGAATCGTAGCAAATAATACTCCTAAAAGCATTATTGTTTGCTTTCCTATTGTTGATTGATGATCCTCATTAGTTATTTGTAATTTGATATCTGGCAAAGTCCCATCTTTAATATACTTAATTGCCATTCTTAACATATCTGAGTTCATAAAATACATTGTCATAGAGCCTGTACCTTCTGCACCAACTACTTTATGTTGAGTCATTCTATGACCTAACATTGGCTTTGCTTGCACAATTAAATCTAGTTGTGCTTTAAGTGCTGATATCTCAAATAATTCTCTATTTTGTCCATCTATGGTTATAAAGGCCTTTCCTTCCTTAGAGGATATAGTATCCTTTAACCTAACATGATTATTACTCATAGATTTATTGTCCCTCCTATACTAATATAGTCATATATAATTTTTCAGCAGAGTCTACTACTTCAACCCCAGTTCTAACTACCATAGCGTCACTGTCAGTACCAGGTCCTACAGTTATATCCTCTGGTGTAAAGTTTTCAATAGCATTTAACTTTTGTAGGTTTTTACAGTATTCTACTAAATCCCCTCTGTAAAGTGTTCTTCCTGACTCATTATTATCTATCTTGCCTTTATATCCATATTCCCATATATTAGATATATCATTTGCCATATTGTCTAGAGTCCTTATAACTCTATTCTTCCTTAATGACTTTTTCTTTTTTTCACCAAAAGTAGTTAAAGAATTTATATCGTAAACTAAGGTAACTCTTTGATTATTATCAACCTTAAATACCATCTTTCCCTCTAGTGTCTTTGTTTCCATACCTTCCTTAAGTAATCTAGGAACCACATCTATAGCCCCTTGATATACTTTACCCGTATTAGATTGATTTAAATTTGCTCCTGCTGTAGCACCTGCTACCCAGTAACAAGTCTGACTAGGAGTTAATTCTGTCCCATCTTCTAAAACAACTCCATTTCCCACGATTATGATTCCTTCATAATCACAAGAGTAATTAGAAACAACAGCCTGGACTTTAACTCCTTCATTCTCCCTAAGACTTCTTATATATTTTTCAATATCTGATTTTACACTTGAGTTATCCCCACCATAACAAAGGGTATTAAAATTATAGGTTTTAATAGACTCTAAACATGCTTTATATTCTTCTTGACTCGTTGAAGTTGTTTCCCCTCCAGATAATTTAATAGTAGCTGCTCCTATAACTCCTGTACCTGATAAACTTACATAATCATTATCCTTAAACTCTTCAAATGTAGTTATAGTTTGTTTATCTACCATTTCACCATCTATATAAGTAATGAAGTCGAACTCACTTCCTGATTCTTGAACTACAATATTTATATCATTTCCTCTTAATCCTTCACATATAGCTGTAGCAGTAACACCTGTTACCACTTGTCCTTCAGCTTTTGTTCCAGAGTTTGTTTTACAAACCAATACCTCAATAGCATTTTTAAATATTTCTCTAAGTGCTATTATGTCGTCAACTCTATAACCCAAGGTACTTAGAGTATCACTATCATTCTTTATTTTATTAATCTGACCTTTCACTCCCCAATCAAGTTCTATTGGTAAAGCTACTACACCTCTACTGCCTATATCAATAGATAGTGGTGTTTCTCCTAATATATTGATATAAGCACCAGGTAATATCTTATCTTGTTTGATCCATGTTCCTCCCATGCTATACCTCCTTAATTTCTGTATTAGTATCTAAATTGTTCATCTTTATACCGTCTATAATTAATGCTTCTGAATATTTAACATCAAACATGATATGAAGTACATCATCTGTAATATTAGCTTTAATGTTAAGAGCTCTAAATGTACCTAAATCCCTAAATTCCCTTAATAAGTTTTCTTGCACTAAATACATTTCATTGTTTTTGTTATATTCTTCATTAGGAAAATAGGAGACATCATAACTTATAGTTGATCCATACTTTGTATTAAGTTTTTTCTCATAGTCTTGGTCATAAATAGATATAAAAAAAGAAGGTGTTTTAAATTTCTGTGGCACCTTCTCATCATATATAGTTATACCTGGATATAAACTTAATAATTTATTCTTTACTTCATCATTAATACTATTTACCATGTTTCCTATTCACCTCTTCTACAGCTTTCTTGAACTCTTCTACCATTGCTTTATCAACTTTAGTTATAGCTATTTCAAGAATGAATTTTCCTTTTACAAACCCTTTTGTCTTTCCATTACTTACAATTCTGTGTCCATAATTAACATATGAGGCGTAATCAGCAATATTAAACAGTTCTTTTGAAACCCCATCATAAGATTCTTTAACTGGATTAGTAAACCAATTTTCTCTCATATGCCCTGATTTTACAGGAGTTATTCTTTTAACCTCTCTAAGTCCAATATTTAAGGATTTGTTTAATACCTTTTTATCTATCTCTTTAATATCCTTAACCATAGATTCGAGTTCTTTTCTATATTGATCTATTGCGGCTTTATTTCTTCTTGCATTACTTCCCATTATGCAGTCTCTTCCTTCTGTACATCTATTTCTATATGGGCTGAATATGGAAAGCTTTCTCCTGCTTTAAAGGTATATATCCTACCACTCTTTTGTTTAATTACTAGCTTATCACCTTTTAAAACATCCACATTAGGACCGGTAAAGACTTTATGGGCTATTGTTAATATTGGTGTATTTTCATCACTTATACCACTTAATTTCTCTTTAGATAGCCTACAAGGGACATCTATATACTTTTCAACATCTTGCATCCTAGTTATGCCATTAACTTTAACTTCCTCATACCTAAGTATAGTCATTTTATCTTTATGGAGTTTTGCTAATATTGAACCATTCAATAATATTCCCTCCTTAAAACTTTAACCTTCTAAAATTCCTCAAAATCTTCTTATCTGAATCATTTATTGAATAAGTTAGAGTATCAGCTCCGTTATTTTCTATTGCAAACTCAAGCTTTGTATCTCCTTCAGATATACTTTTAACTCCTCTATATTCATTATCTTCGTACCTTAAGATACTAATTACTTTGTTCTGTATAAAGGTTTCTAGTTCTGTAGGAACTTGTTTTATGTTACAATAGCTCATTATTTCATTACTAATACTTTTAACATAATAATTAATCAATACATCTTTACTATTGTCAGTAATTCCTAATAATGCTTTTATTTCTTCTATCATAACCTTATTCCTCTAAAACCTTTATAAGTTCCTCTTTATTTAAAGAAGAATAACCCCGTATTCCTCTTTCTTTGGCTAGGTACTTTAATTCATTTGAGTTTAATTCAGATAAATTAAGAGTTTCTTTTGTGACTTCTTGTTTAGTTTCACCTTCTGCAATTTCTGCTACTCCATAGTCTTTTTCAGTAAACCAATTAACTAACCAATTACTTTCTGTTTCTCCTACTCCATTAGCAAAGGATACACCAGCAATAATACCAGTGTATCCTTCTTCTGGAGTAGTTATTTTATATTTCATAAAATACGCCTCCTATTTTACTTTTATATTTCTTAGTACTCCAGCTTTTCTAGAGTTCTTTAATGCTATAGCAGCTACCATTTCAACTTCACCTGTTTTTACTGCTCCTGGTGCAGTTAAGTTAGGAAGATATGTGTTAATCATCTTATCACCTTTAACGGTTACTCCATGGAAACCTCCTATATCAATAGTAGCTGCAAATAAGTCTGTTAGACCTGTAACAATAGTTGAACCGTCTGGTTTTCTTGTATCTGCAATCTTAACTGTTGGACTTGTGTTAGCCCCATTTGTGTAATATCCTAAGTCCATAAGAGGTATTCCATCATAAGCATCTACTTTTCTTCCAAAGGCATCTTCTGATTGGGTTAGATAACCAGCTCTTCTTGCTACGGATCTTATCTTTGTCATTAATTTAGAATTTCCCATTAACATAGTAGGCTTACCAGCTAATTCAGATAAGAAAGAATCAAGTAAATCTAAGAACTCTTTATAATTAGTATCTATAGCTCCACTTGAAGATAAGTCTATGAATGCATCAGTATTAATTTCTGTATCTGTTCCAACTAAAGCCTTGTCTAATCCATCAAATGATTTACTATCTGTAGCACTATCCCCATTAATAACTGTGTAATGAAATAAGTTACTTGCTGCTAAGATTTTCTCCTTGAGTTGAAAGTCAACCTCATCTACTGCTCCTGAAGTATTTGCTATAACTCTATCTAGTTGGAATGATCCTCCAAATATTTTTAAATCTACGCTTTCCTTTTTTCTCTTTGCTTCTTGTGGAGCATATTCACTGTTTATTGCTCTAAATCCTGCTGTAGCTGGAGTTAATAGTCTAGTGTATCCATAAGTTAAAGTACTTCCTCCTGTACCTGGAGAAACCGCATCATCAAATATTAAACTATCTAATAATAAAGAACTCCTTCTAAACTCGTCTACAACCATCTGGTCAACTTTGTCTGCCATTGATACTTTTGCTTCTGCTAATGTTATTGCCATTATATATCACCTTTCCTCTACTATTTATTTTCATATCTTTGTGCTAATGCACTTTTTAAATCTGTTGGTGCTTGTGGTGTTGGATCACTCTTCCCATCTATAGGAGGAGTACCAATTACAGTACTGCTAAATAATAAAGATTTACCTTCCTTTTCTGTAGATATAATTGAATCTAAATTCTTAGGAGTGTTATTTTCATCAAACTCAATCTTATCTTTGTGCTTAAACATAAAGTAATCTTCATCAGTACACCCTGCACCTTTAAGAGCTACCTTTATAGCTGACTCTTTTTGTATTCTGATATTCTCAGCCTTTTGGTCTGCTATTGCTTTTTCATACTCTTTGACCTTTGTTTGTAATGTTTCATTATCACCATTGCTTTTCTTTAAATCTGTAATTGTCTTATTGGCTTCTGATAATTGAGTTTTGGTACCTTCTAACTCTGTTGTAGCATTCTTTACTTTTTCCTTTTCTGCTTCAACGTCCTTCCCATTCTCAGCCATAACAGATTTAATTTGTTCTTCTGTTAATCCTAGCTCTTTTAAAAACTCTGTTTTCATGATATAAAATCTCCTTTCGTATTAAGTAGTTTTAGGTGTGTTACTATCCACCACGAATTGACTATTTTAGGTCTAATCTTCTGACCGATTTTAAGCATAATAAAAAGCCTTAGTTTCCTAAGACTTTAATTACTTATTATTTGTCCCTAGTACATTTCTTTCAATTCTATCTTCTACCCTTCTATTCATATACATTAGTGCAATTTCTATATGCTCTAAAGCCTTTGCATTATACTCTGAACTAAATGGTCCAGCTTGGAAACATTGAAGTCTATGTCTTACTATTTCTAACAAATCAGAGTCAATTACACCTGATTTACTTCCTTCTGTATTTCTAGCCCCATTTTGAAATTCAATAGGAAGATGTACATCAGAATTACCTTTTATTATATACACATGGTTTGCTCCCCCATTTCCCTTCTCATCATGTATAAAAACCTCATTTAACTTCTCTCTTTTTTGAATAGTGTTTAATTTAATCATTTTCTTTTCCTCCTTAAATTTAAACGTAATTAAACCCTTTATATAATTTTCTATTTAGATTTTCTACAACCTCTTCTAAACTAGTGTGAATAGTTCCATACTCACCCATCTTTACTGTTATAGGAGTATGTTTTATAGACAAAGGCTGTGTTAAAGGTTGATTGTTAGGAATAGTTGCACTTTTCATATTAATCTTAGGCATTTCATCCAATTTATAAGCCACCATTCTTTTATTATTGCAACTATCTTTATGCTTACATTTCTCACATCTACTATCTATTTTACTTAAATTAGCTATGTTTATCATCTCGCTTTTAAACATAATAAAAGCACCTACTCTTTATTTAAGTAAGTGCTTACTATTTGTTATATAATTCTTTAGCTTTTAAAAATTCAATTCTTAAAAGTCTTTTAAATTCCTCAACGTCTATTTCTCCAACCGCTGCACAAATATCTGGAATTTCTTCATTTAATAACTCTGTAACTTTCCTATCCTCTTGATACATTTCATCATAATTATCAAGTAATAATTCAGTTTCTAACTCAAGATAAAATGGATAATTTTCATCTTCTTCATATTTTCCATCTAAATATGTTTCAATTATATCAAGAACCTTTTTAATCATTCTTTCTCCACTCCTCCTTTGGATTATTCCTACATACGATACTAACAATTTCGTTTGTTTCACTATTTCTAATAATAGCTATATTATTTTCATAGTTAACTAATCTACCATCAGGTTGTATATAATTAGGTCTTTTATCAAATATATTTATTATATCTTCTTTAGTAAATCTAACAACTCCATTTTTAGATACATTTCTATCAACGAATCTTTGAGCACCATGCCAAGATAATTCAATATTTTCTTTTCTAAAATTATAATAAGTTGACTTAATTTTCTCTTTATAAGTATCAGACCACTCTTTATTATTTATAGAATCAATAGTAGAGTATTCCCTTTGTTTTATATTCCATGACTTACTATCATTATACTTTAATTCCTGGAAGTCCACAAAAGATTTAGGGCTTTCTTTCCCCAGTACTTCTTTATATAAAGTATGTTGTTTCTTATCACTATATCTATTCTTTATCTTCTTTTCTTCTGCTAGTGCTTTAGGATCATTAGCTACATACTTATTATACCATTGTTCATACTTCATTTCAGCAGGTACAGTATAATTTTTTCCTGTTATCGGGTTTCTTGCTATTCTTTTTCCGGCTTCATCATCTTGTATATGAGGAATAGTAGTTGTCCTACAAAACCAATGAAATGGTGGAGAGTTTACTCCTGTTAGAGCTTTCTTAACATCATATATCTTTCCATCCTGCCTTCTACATATATCAGAGGTCTTTAAATCTAATGTAGCTAGTATTTCATATTTTTCTATTCCATCCTCACTATATCCTTTAAGTGTGGCCTGTTCAACTATAAAAGCATTTTCCATCTGTAGTAATCTATATGCTTCATGCTCTTTATTACCAAAATGGTGAGCAAACCCTTCTGATAACTCTTTAGGGTTAGTTCCTTTTATAATAGTATCCATTAGACTATCTTTTAACTTGAAAATCAAATCATCCTTTTGTCTCCATAGCCTATCACTATATGAAGCCCCACTAAATGGATAGTTTATCAATTCTTCTACAGCTCTATTACTTATCTGTGCAAACTCACTATGAAAGCCTTTATATTGTTCTATATTAAATATAGTTCTATAATATTGGTCCTTGTATATCTCTATAAATTTATCTGTTCCATATGCTTCATAATCAATATCATAGAGATTATTTAATATAGCATCTATCTGCATTTCTAATGCCTGATATCTTGTTATTCTCGCTCTCATAGACATATTCTCTAACTCTAGATTAAACTCTCCTATAGAATCTAAAGCTAATGCCTTAAACTTTCCAAGCTCATCCTTTAGTTCTTTAAGCTCATCAAAGTTTAGTTCTTCCATTGCCACATCATAGGTCAATTCATTATTATCAGCATATCGAATATAGAAATTATTGATTACACTATGAATACTTTTTTTAGCTCTCCTAAAAGACTTTACTAAACCATTATGAAACTCAATAATATCTTTTTCAGATTTTAAGAACTTTGCTTCTTGCCTTTGTTTCCAGTACTCACTATTCTTCATCTACTTCACTTCCACTATTTCTATTACCAAAGTCTAGATCAGGCTCAAGTGAATTTTTTCTTTCTTCTTTTTTTCTACTCTCTTCTTCATCTACATCTCCAACATATGGGTGGTGTTCAAGAAGTGTCTTATCAGATACTATACCTTTTGAGTTTCTAATATTAGTTATAGTATCCGTTTCATTTATTATCATACTTCTTACAAAAGTTACTTTAGCCTTTTTAGGATCATAAGTTCCTTGATTTATTGTTTTGAAATACTCAGCTATAAACCAAAATATATATTTAAAGGCCTTCTTAAACTTTCTTTCCATCTGATCACATTTTAAATCTAATGCAGAGTATAAGAATTGAAGAGCTATACCACTTGGACTATTACCAAACTTATCAGTATCCATGTCTACACCTTGACCAAATATATAGACATCTTTTTTTATTCTATCTAGATGCTTCTCTACTGCATCTATTTCTATATCTGGACTTAACTTATCAACTCCACCATCAGTATCAACCTTTATTGCTTTATATAGCTTTAAATCATTTAAGAACTCACCTAAATCAGTACCTCCATAATTCTTAAGGATATAAACAAACCTCGCAATATCATCTAATGTGTTAGATGTATCCGAGGTATTTTTATCGTAGTCATCTATTAATGATTTAAAATAAGTTAGGTCATTAAGCTCTCTAGTATTATTCTTAAAAGGTATAAAAGGAACTCTGCCCCATCCTTTATATTCTGAACCATTATTTATTTTAAAATGTCCAATTGGTTCACCCTCTCCTGGAGCTTCAACATCAGGTATCATTGACCCATTAAAATATGTGTAGTATGTTACATCATCTTTAGTCCAATACTCTACTTTCTTTACATCTTTTCTCTCTTTTCCCTCATATGTTTCAACATAGTAAACCCTTATGATAGCTTCAAGCGTCTTGTGTGAACTTTCCTTCCATACTGGAATAATCTTTTCACTATCATGTTTTTCAAACTTTAAACTTCCTTCTTCATCTATATAAGGCTGTAGCCATGCTATACCTTTGTTAGAGCTTTCTATTCCTATCTCCTGTATAGTATCGTCAAATTCATCATCTAGTATTTCTATAAGTTTCTCCTGGAACTTCTCGTCATCTGCAGCTATAATCGGAGACTTACCTAATAAATAATTCACCTTCTCATCTACTAACAACTTAGCGAAACTATGAGATAGTTTATTATTGGGCCTTTCTGTATCCTCCACCTTAGACTCATTTACATACTTATATAGCTTTCTTTCATTAATATCATTCTCATTTTTATAGTACTTTTCACCTGTAAGCATATCTTTTCTAGTTTTGCTACTCTCAAAGTCTTGTATATAAGTATGTATTACATCCTCTTTACTCATAGGCTGACTAGCTGGCTTTATTATATTACTTAAAAATCCCATGATTATCTCCTTTCTTATTTTAATACTGACATACTACTTCCTCTAATTTCGTCCTCCATACCATATCTAACAGCATCAATAGTATGGTTGTTTTTATCTGGATACTCTCCTTTTAAATTACCTTCTTTATCTTTTTCTATTTCATACCCTACAAATTCTCTTTTAGCATTAGGGCACCTTACAGGATCTATTATTATCTCTTCTATTTCTTCAGACAAAAATTTAAGACCATGCTCTACTGAGTCTGGTCCTTTCTTTGCACCTATAATATTTAATCCTAATCTTTTAAATTCACTTATTGTTCTAGGCTCTGCACTATCAGCAGTAACTCTTTTATTAAGTGGATTTAACTTCTTAATTTCTTGTACCGCTTTACTATTACTTAATTGAATCTTATATATTTCACCAAATATATATAATCTCTTTCTAGTCTTATCATAGTGCATTAACATATAAGCTAATGGATCAGCAGCATAACCAAAGTCTAATCCATTCTTTAATCTATCAAATATCTTTATTTCTTCGTCTGATATTTCTCTTATAGTTAAGTTTCTAAATACCTCTCCACCAGTTCCAGTAACTGCTCCTAAGTAATCATGCTCATACTTAGTTGGATTAACTTTCTTCATATGCTCTGCTTCAATTATGAACTGTTCACCTAGCCATTCTTTAGGAACACTTCTGTAATCACTATGATGTATATATTTATCTTTTCTCTTCTCTACTACTTCCTGGTTACACCAATTCCTTTGACTTTCAGGAGGGTTAAATGAATAGAATACACAAAATTTAGGCCCACCTCTTAAAATAGATTGATTTATTGTATCTATTTTATTCTTGCTTTCAAACTCGTCAACCTCTTCATACCAAAGATACTTAATATATCCCTTAGGTACTTTAGTAGACTTAACTTTCTTAGGATTATCAGCACCTTTAAACCTTATTACTTGTCCAGTAGGCTTATAGGTTATTGTTAGTTTCGCTTCTGGCACATGCCATTCATCACTTACACCTAATGTATCTATTGCCCACTTAATCTGGTCTCTTACTGATTCTGATAGAGTATCCTTAACTCTTCTTAACACTAATGCATTAGACATAATTCCTTGTTGTGCATCCTTCATTATACCTAAGACAATTTCTATAGAAATAAAAGAGGACTTCGTACTACCTCTACCACCTTTAAACCAGTAGTGAGTGTGAAGTCCTTTTTTAATATCTTTATGCACTTCATAAAAACTTGAAGCTATTATACTCTTTAACTTAACCTTAATCATCTATATCATCTACTATCTGAACTTGTTGATTTCCTTCAACTTTAATATTCTCAGTAAATAACCTGTATCTCTTACCTAACAATTCAGCTGCCTTTGTTCTATCCTGCAATGAAGCATCTAATCCGAATTGGTCCTTTTCTTCTCCCCTCATTACCTTTGTGAGATATTGAAGAACCTCTTCTCCTTTTGCTATACGTTTATCCTCTATTTCTTTTAATCGTTCATCTATATATTGTTTTATGCTATCATTTGCTATCAGCCTTGATGAATTAGCTCTAGCACCCTTCTTGTTATACCCTGCTCTTATATAAGCCTCTGTAGCATTTCCTGTTTCAATATAGTAATCACAAAATGCTTTCTGCTTTGGAGTTAGTTTATCCATTGCTATCACCTGCCCTAAGTATTTCTATAAGCACTTTTAACAGGTCTACTTTACTATACACTGTAGCAATAGCATCATTCTTTTTCCCTCTAGGGGTTCCATAATGAACTATATATTTAGTAATAGGCTGTCCATCATCACCATAAAATTGTTCATGATTTATCAGTGGCATCCAGCCTTTTACTTTCAATGCCTTGGTTATTTTATTAATTAATGATTGTACTTTAGCCATAATGCCACCTCACTTTCTACATATAGTCTTACTTGTCCACATGATAGACAATATATTGTTTATAAAATAAAAGAACCCTAATTAATAGAGTTCTTTTTATTTAAATATCTTTAATTCTTAAATTATCAAGTTTGACTGCTATGTCATTATCCTCTGTTATAATTTCAAATATATCGAATATATTGCTAACAATACGTTTACTTGAAAAATCATTTCCCGTATTTCTTATCAATAATTCTATTTTTTCAGGATCGTTAACTCCTAAAATTTTAATATCATTATCTAATAAAGCCTGTAAATGTTTTTTTAATTCTGGCTTAATAAATCTATTAATTTTTTGTCTTTCGTCTGAATCAATTTCATCATCATATATTAAATTTAATTCTATATGCATTGAATTATATGATTTTGTAAATGCAGCTTCTGAATTAGCATTATAAATAGATTTTTCTAAGTTATTTATTTTATTCAAAATACTTTTGAATACGCTTGCATCTTCAATGTTTTGACTTTCAACTTTTTTGATTAAACTTTTATCACTTGTATAATCATATAATGCATCATAGATTGGATTTGATACATTTTTATTCTTTTCTATATTTTTTTCAGTATTAATAATTTCTCTTTTTAAATCTAACACTCCTTGAAAATCATTTTTATAGAAAATTGTTCTTTCGCTTGCAACATCAAAAGGTAAATTAGTATCTCCCTTTTCCATGATCATAATTACTGGCTTCTTTAATGCATGTCTAATAGCTAATTCATACATAACATTAGGATTTAGTTCAGTTAAATTGGCTATTACTAAATCTGAATTATAGATTTCAATTATAACTTGATTGTTAATTGAACCAGTTGAACTAAATTCATGAGCCACTTTAACATCATATTTATTAGCTAATGCTGGTCTTATTGCAGCATTTATTACTCCGTCAATATGTCTTCTTATAAATGAATTTTCGTCACCTATAGGAGTAATCACAAAACATGTTTTTAATTTAGTTTCTTCTTCTGGACTTTCTATTATTTCCACAGTATTTTCTTCCACAATATCCCCTCCCCATAATTATTTTACAACACCTACTAAAATATAACAATAAAAGGCACTTTTATTTCTACAAGTGCCTTTTTATATTGGGGTTTATAGGGAATTCAACTTTCTTTTACAATACAATTATAACATCTGTAATCCTATATATATTCTCATTCTTTTCTCACTTTTTTCTCAAAATTTTAATATAGAAAACTCCCTTCATGCTTTGCTATATCTTCTACTAAGTCATCTCTCATTCTATATGCTGTAGCTATAGCTATGTTTAGTCTTTCAGCTATAATGTTAACTTTCATTTTATCTCTATATTTAAGCTCTATAAATTTTTTATTTTCTAAACTTAAATCTTTTAAATTCTGCTCCATATGAGTTATAAAGCTTTCTGTATCTCTAAGCTTAGCTTTAAGTTTAAATAAATTTCTTATCTTAATAGCTCTTTCCTCTTCTAGTTTTTCTATAGCTCTCATTATTTCACTCTCTGCATAGCTTGTACTATTAGTACTTGTTTGTACTCTCTCATTAATCCCCATCCCTGGTTGATGATAGTCTATCTTAATATTAGTATTTTTAATATCATATTCTATGGATTCAATTTGCTTTTCTAACTGTTCTATTCTAACCCTAATATCATTAATTTCTTTTTTCTCTCTAAAATAACTATAGAGCTTACCTTCTGTCTTTCTAAATAGTTCTTTATTCAAGTTAAACATCACTCCTCCTTCAAGTACATATCATAATAAGTCACTCCAACAGCGTATGCCTGCCATATATCCTTTTTAAATCCATAAAACCAACCTGGCTCTTTCTTAGTACCTTTCCCCTTATTACTTGTATTAGGTGCAAATCTATCTATTAATGCCTGGACTATATTACTATCTTTAGCTTTCATGCTGCCACATAGATTCATCTTTTCATCTTTCCTATAAATAAATTGTGGAGTTATATCGAAGCAATACTTTGTTTGTTCAACGAACCGTCCTATCCATACGCAAGTATCAAATACGCTCTTACCAACAGCCATACCATAACATGCTACCATTTCAATAGCTACATATTTAACCTCATATCCTAGTCCCATTTTCTCCATTAATTCTTCATTTTTAATTTTCCCTACTTCTAAAGGTTCTAATGCATCTTTATCTATAAATGCATATCCACTTTCAATATTCCCTGGATCTATTGCTAAAATCACTTAATCACCTCTTTTTTAACATAATGTATAATTTAAATATTTGTTGTGCATAATATAATCAAAATTAATAAAAGTTCAGAGATTTCTCTCTTTTATATTTAAGGAGGTGGTCTCCATGAATAGAAGAATTAAACTTATGGATGTAGCTAGAGCTATTGCTAGAATCATTCTTATACTAATGATAATAGCTGTTGTATTTATATTCTTACTATAGTTCATTAATTAACTCTTGTTCTTCTATTGGAGAAGGTAGTCAAAATCATGACTACTAAACCTCTAAGAAAAAATAAAAAATATTAAAATGCATTTCTAATTTAACCTCATTTTAATTTAAATTTTATTCAAATTATCAATTGTTACTTATCCAATTTTTGAATTATATTCCTCATAAGTTTCCGCATTACCACTCCTAAATATAATCTTATTGTTAACCCATCTTTGAAGTAATCTTATTTCTCTTGGTGCATTCCATTTTTCATAAATCATGACATAAGGATCATATCCCAAATCCTTTAATTTATAAATTCTATCTAGGTCCTGTTCAAATGTCGTATTAAAGTTAGTAAGAACATAAACTCCCAATTTTCTATGATTAAATTTAAGCAATGGTCTAATTTCCTTTAACTTCTCATAAGTATTAAACTCATAATTATCCCAAGCAAAATGAAGCATTTTCACTTTTAGTTTATTAATCATTTCAACCTTTTCTTTAGTCATAAGCCTAATATCTATGCCTTGTGTAAAATCTATCCACGCTTTACTATCTATAAGTTGGCATAATAACTTTTTCCAATCTTTACAGGCCATTAAATTAGGATCCAAAAGTTTAATTTCTCTTTGTCCACTCCAAAAGCTTTTTAAATCAGCTACCTTCTTACTACATTGACCTTCTTTATCTTTTACAATGCAGAAATTACATCCCCTCGGACAACCTCTAGTAAGAAAACCATATGCTACATCATTTATTCTATATAAACTATAGTCTGGATACATATTCTCAATTTCTTCTGGTAGTTTATTTTTAAGGTCATATCCTGTGCCACCTCTTATAATTTCTTTTGCATCGATGCACTGTTGAAAGTCCTCTGTGAAAGTAAAAACTTTACTCATATATACTTTGTCATACTGATTAAATCCAAAGAACCACTCTACTTCATCACCTTTAGCCTTGTGATATGCACTTATTTTCATTAAAGCTAAGTTAGGGAAATTATGTCCATCTACATCAATTAACCCTATATTCACTTACTCACCTTCTTCCTCCTCTTCATCACTAACAAATATATATTTCTCTAAAAAATCTATTAAAGTCATATTTTTATTTATCCCGCTACTATTAACACTATCACTATATTACTGACATAATCCTAAATTCTTATAGTAATTAACAAACTTTAAGCTTTATAACCATTTTCTATAATACTTTTCATATATTTTTAAATACTACACTTAATCATAATTTTCACCCACTTTACTGTATTAAATTCTTAATTCAACCACAAATTTTATTATAAATAGCAAAATAAAAATACCACTTATTTATATTTAATAATGTGGTATTTTTATAATTATTTTTTTAAATTAAGAATATTATTCAGTTTTATGGATATAAATATAACAAGTATTTAAGTTTGCTGTTACCTTAAATACTATAAAACAGCATTATGATATTAACTCTATAAAATTCTTTAAAGAATAGTTTTTTTCGATAGCTTTCTTAATGTTATAGTTTTCGAGAATTTCAATCATACATGTAGATAATGAAAATCTCTTAAGCTTTGATTTACTTAATATACTTCTAAATCTCTCCTTGTCTACATTATTAGTATTACTAGGAATTGAAATACTCTGCTTTGTAATAAACAAATCATCTAATCCAGCTAAATACCATGATTCAATTTCTTTTATTACTATAAATGTTTTATTTAAATCTAAGTTATTATAAGTATTATATAATCTTTCTCTCTTTTGATCTTCATCTATACACAAATCTATATCACTTATAAATATATAATCAGAATCTTCCATTCTATCTATACTTTTAATAAAACTCATCACTTTTCCCTTCTTTTTTGTTCTATATAAATAATAGCTTATATCTATGCCTTTAGACTTCAATATAGGCTCTACTATATATCTAAAATATCTCTCATCATCATCACCTTCTAAAAAAACATATAATTTATCCATTAGAATAAACCTCCTAAAATGTCATCTACATATAATTCATCTACACCTATCTCTTCATCTAGAAATTTATGTATATCTTTTATTTGGTTAATTCTCTTTCCTTCTGTAAATCCACCAGAATTTCTTTTTACAAATATAATATCTTCTTTCTTCACATGTTTAATAACCTCTGGATTATGAGTTGTTATTATTATTTGTTTTTCTGTGCTCATTTCATAAAACTTATCTAAAAGTTTGGATAATAATCCTGGATGAATATTACGTTCAGGCTCTTCAAAAACAACTAGCTCTCTATCATCAAAATATAATGCTAATATTACTGCAACTATATTTACAGTTCCATCTGACATTAACGACGCTGGAAAGTATTTAGAATCACTATATTTTTCTTTTATCTTAAATAGCATAGTCTTATCCAATGTTTTTTCAGTTAATATTCCATTTATAAAAGGTAACATATCTTGCAGTTGATTAATAAACACTTTTTTATTCTTACTTTTTTTTAAAACTGTGTTTAAGCATATTGATAAGTTGCTTCCATCTTCCTCCAAATTATACTTAGCAGAAACAGACGAAGATTTTTTCAATACTTTAGGATCAAAATCAAATATAGTGAAACTCTCATTTATAAATCTTCTAATTCCAAGGAATAAACTAATATATTTAATCATTAATTGATCTTTATTTAGCAAATTCCCAACTAACCCTATCGGTGGTAAAATTTCTTTTATAATTTTTTCTTTTTCTTCTCCTCCTGTTACATTTACTTTGATATGCTTGCTAGATTTATTTCTTTCTAAAGTCATATCAAAATAATCTCTTTTTTCACTATCTTGACTTTCATCCGCATATTCTTCAAACTTAACCTTTATTGACTCAGATAATAGTGAGAATCCCTCTCCTCTTTTATTAAACTTTAAGCTAAATTTACTTTCTATGTGATTAATCATTAAATTATCTCTAAATAACATTAAATTTGAGAATGACTTTTTGATTAAATCAAATTCAAATATAAACTCACTTATATTATTATCAATAAGATTATTGTTTCTTAAATATCCAGTTCCTCCCTGTAACGAAATTGCATCCTCTAGTCCAAAATTTATTGCATCACAGTAGAATTTAAGTACTTGTATAAAATTTGATTTTCCAGCTGAATTAGGCCCTATTATTAAATTTAAATCTCCTAAATGTATATCTATATCTTTAAAGCTTTTGAAATTCTTAGCAGCAACTCTTACTATCTTCACCGCTTTTCCCTCCATTTACATATAATTTCATTTAAATTATATAACATAATATCCAGAATTGATATATATATACCACATTATTCTATTATCAATGAACAAATTTATTTTCATATTTAAAGTATTAATTCTGATTATAAATATACGTTCTATCCATCATCCAGTTAATAACTTCGTTTGCCTAATTAATTGCTTATTCAAAATTTTTTAGATATTTTTGATTATGGAGAATATCTAACTCCTTAATTAAAAGGCATATTCTCTCCATCATCTACTGGCATATAATCGTTACTTATCTGTGATCCACTCTTATTACCATATTCTAGAAAGCTCACTTCATCTGCTACGACCTCAGTAACATATCTTCTGCCTCCATCCTTGGCTTCATATGACCTAGTTTCAATTCTACCAGCTACACTTAAAAGCTTACCTTTACTCATATAGTTAGCAGTACTCTCCGCTATCTTTCCCCATACCACTATAGGTATAAAATCAGCATCCGGTTGACCTTCTTTTTTAAATCTTCTGTTTACTGCCATTGTGAATGTACATACTGCAGTTCCTGTGCCTGGAGTAAACTTTAGCTCTGGATCCTTAGTCATGCGACCTATTAAAACGACCTTATTCACTAAAACTCACCTACCACAACCTGTTTAATCTCAGCTATTCTCTTTTCAAATGCTGCAAGTTCATCTGCCTTATATTCTTCAACATCTGCTATACTTGTGAATTGTAGTTCTCCTACAGTTACTCCAACCTGGTCTATCTTGTACTTATCGAACTCTCCCTGAACTATGATTTCCTTACTAACAACCTTTAATTTACTTTCCACCTTTGGCTCCTCCTCTTTTTTACTTTCTGGCTTAACTTCCATCTTGGGCTCGTCTTTAGATTCTTCTTTAATTTCAGTTGTTGCATTTTCTGCAACTACTGGCTCCTTTGGTTCTTCTTTAATCTCTGGAAATATATGCTCTGCTGCTGCAATTATCTGTTTTTCTTCCTCTGTCATTCCCTCTTGTGTTACATCTTCTTTCATTTCCTTCTTAACCTTCTTATAGGCATTTACTAACATAGCTTTACTTAGAGTAGGAAATTGAGTACCTAATATAACTAAAGCCTTGCTTTGGTTCATACCATTTTTAATTAGTTCCTCACACTTCTCTCTAACCTCTTTAGTTATCTTTTCTATTTGTTTACTTGCCATTTCATCATTCCCCCTATTTTCTTTGTAAATATCATTTAATACATCTCTGTATTCAGTTACTAAATCATCTATAATCTTTAATTCTGTTATTGCTTCATCTTCGGTCATTTCCTCATTCTTAAGGTACATATAAGCTGTTATACATGTATCCATAATAGTAATATACCTTGATATCTGCTGTTCACATTCCAACTTACTTCTTTCAGAAGTTACTGCATCTATAAGCCTTAATTGAGCTGGATTGAAAGATTTCATAAGTTTAATATTTTCTTTTAATTCTCTTTCCTTAGCTCTTCTTTGTGCCCTTGGTAATCCTGTAAGCTCTGCTCTTGCAGTTTGATAGAACTCTTCATCATTCATGTTTTTTATTTCCTCGTTGGTAACCATGTTATTCCCCCTTTCTGCTAATATCCTTCTGCCTGTCTACGATAATTTTCAGAGTGTTTTCGGATATAAGCATGTTCTATATCTTCTGAGGTGAATTGAAGACTATTTGCAACGGATAAGAGAAAATGAAGCACATCTGCAAATTCATCTAGTATTCTTTCCTTACCTTCATCCTCTTTAGTGCTCCAGTACTTAAAACACCTGGTAGCATTAGCTAGTTCTCCAACTTCCACACTTAAAGCTAATAACTTTTTATCTAATACAGATCTATTCCATTCATCTAACTTTTCATTATCAGATTGACCTATTTGTTTAGCAGCTAAATATCTATCAAAGGATTTCTGCATTATAAGTAACTCTTTAATGTCCATATATCCTCCTACTTAGTAATCTTTAATGTTGGTGCTAGATAGATAACTCTAGCAACTTGTTTATTGGTATTACTATTTATATCTTCTTTTGTTTGCTCTAGAGTATTTTCTAGAGCCTCTTTACTTGATTTAATGTCATAACTTACTGCAGCTACATTGCTTGCTAATGTACCAATGCTATCAACCAGAAAATTGTTTCCCTCTTGTATTTCCTTAGAAGTTCTATTGCTTTTAATCTCTATAGAGTACTCTAAGCTTTTCCAATAGTCTTTTTGCTTGTCCATCTTCTTGTCTATACCATTTAATTTCTTTTCTAGGGTAATATGTCCCATAAGAACTAAAACACCTATAACACCTATTCCTAAGCCTAAAATTATATTCATTTCTAACTACCTCCTAATCCTCATGAGTATAATATGTTTCATACTCGTAATCTTCATCACATTCTCCCTGATCTAATACAATTTTTGCTCCCGAAGAATATATCTTGAACAAAAGCTTATCTAGTCCATATAAACCACCCATTATTTTTTTAGTATTTATCTCACTACCTTTAAGCTTTATGCTGTATGGCTTTCCTTCACCATCTATGTCAATTTGATAATCACATTCGTATTTTCTATCTTTTTCTTCTTCATCCAAGTAAATGTGCTTATACCCATTACCAGCATCCACAATTATTAATCCGATTCTTTCATCATAATCAAATTCGTATTCTTCCTTACAAGATTCTCCTTTTAGAGCTGTTATTATTTCAGTAAGCATATATTCATCTTTAGTATCCTTTAGCATCTCATTCATACTTTCCTTAATTTTATCTATACCTTGAATAGTTATTGCCTTATCTAGTTGCTCCTGTACTGCTGCTAATACTAATCCGTTATATCCTTCCATTCCCAAATTTCTAAAATTAATGTTTAGATTTTCTTCTATGTGAGTTTGAAGATTTTTTCCAAAATCACTATAACTTCTAAATACATCCTCAACTATACTTTTTATTGTTTTTTCTAAAGTATCTTTAACCACTTTCTCTACGTAGTTTTCCTTTTCCATTTCAACCAAAGTATCATTTACTATTTTATTTAAATCAATCATCTTTCTACCTCTTTTCTATATTTCTTTTAATCTAACTACTACTTTTTTACCTAGTAATATATCTAGCTGCTCCTTGAACTTAGTTTCAATTATTTCTTTTGCTAATTCATAACCTACTAACATAACTATTTCATTTTCCTTATCCTCTATCTCTGTATGCATGAACCAGGTCCTATAGGTATTCTCTGACCACTGGTTAAATATAGTTTCATGATACGGAGTAGGAAAGGATAGAGGTGGAAGTGAAGGAGGTTTTTCTTTCCCTTCTTCTCCTTCTTTTCCTTCTTCCTCATTCTTATATAATTCTTTATCATTCTTGTTTGTGTCCCTCTTATTGGGACTTATCTGGGACTTATCTGGGGAGGGTGTTGTCCCTTCTGTTGTCCCTACCGTTGGGGCATGTGTTGGGACTTCGTTGTCCTCTCCGTTGTCCTTTTTGTCATCTGAAATTGCTTGAAGATCCTTGTAATTACTCACTTTAATCGTTGTCCCCTTTTTTGAAGTTTTTAGAGAAATCATGTTATCATTTTGTAATAATTCAAGAAATCTTTTGACCGTTTTTCTGTCCACTTTCCACCGCTCTGACAACTTAATTATTGAAGTATGAAAACTCCCTCTTTCAACTAAAATAAGCTCATTTCCGATAAGAATTTTCCTCTCCTGGTGGTTAGCCTGAAGAAGGATATCTAACCACCATTTTAATTTTTGAGCATCTTCCCATATCCAGTTTTTACGTATTGCTCTATGGAGCTTTATCCATCCTTCTGCCATTACTTCACCTACTTGTTAACTAAATTACATGCCTTATCACAAAATTGAAGAAATCCACATTCCTCACAATTACATTCATCACAACTACTGTTTTTAAATGTTTCTAATATTTCATAAGCCTTTGCCCACTTCTCTACTTCATGAAGCATGTCCTTAACATCTTCCATATGCTATTCCTCCAAATATCTACCCTTACTCTTAACTAAATACTCATAACCATTATCTTTAAGGAATTGGCTTAACTTAGTTATATTCTCCATAGTATGAATTACTTTAATATCTACAAAGTAAAGAGGCTCTTCTTTCTTAGGTTCAGTTTGTGGTTGAATTACATCTTCCTTTTTAGGTACTTCTTGTTGCTTAGGAACTTCTACATTTTCTACTGGTTTTGGTTCTTCTTTAGGTCTCTCAGCCTCTCTAATTAGTTCAGCTCTATCATTTATCTCTTTAATGATTCTTGCTGCATCCCAACCAAAATCTATATACTTTTGAAAGTCCTCATATTTCAATGGTGTTTTTATAGTTTTATTTATGCTTTCTAATGTAGTTTCTATAGTTCCCTTAAGCATTTCATATTTAGCTTTCTCCATGCTTTGTTCATTCTTAAGCATATTCCCTCTTAGCTCTATATCTTCTCTAACACTCTTTACGCTTCCATTAAGGTTTAAATATTTATCTAGCACAGTTAATCTACTTGCATACTTTTCTTCTAGTCCTAATGCTTGTACACATTCATTTATTAACTCTATTGCCTTAAGTTTCTTTTCATCTCTTCGCTTATTATCAAAGACTAAGATTCCATCTTTTATTGGTTTCTCTGCCTCTTCTACAAGTCCAATTAACTCCTTACATTGCCCTTCAAATGCCTTGATAGGTTTTTCCATATCTCTTTTAACAGCTTTCCTATAATCATCAATTTTATTTCTAACTCCTGCTAATTCCTTTTGAGTAGCCTTACAATCCTTTAACCCTTCTTCTGTAACTATTATTCCTTTGTACTTTTCTGTAGTTTCTATTAATGAAGCCTTTACTTCCTCAAAGTTCATATTTATTATTGGTAACTCTTTCTTTAAAACTATCTCTTTCATTTACATATCCTCCTAAAAATTAAAGTTTTCTTCTTTCTTCTTTTCTTCCTGTTTCTCTTTTTTCTCTCTTAACATGTTTATACACTCATGTAGCATTGAGTTTTGAATACTCTCAACTTTATCAACATTGGCCCATGCTAAGAATTTATTAATATCTGTTCCAGTTTCATCTATAAGCTTTTTAATAGTCATTACTGCAGCTTTACCTATTTTAGCTTTTCCTTCTTCTGCATCCTGGTCTATCTCTCCACCATCAATAACATCACTTTCAGCTATTTCAAAGGCCATTAGATATAAATACCTTCTAGCATAACTTTGTGATCCACCTATGTTTTGTATACTACTGCAACCTTTTAATGAAGCTATCTCTATAGGTGTAGACCATCTTCTTTTTTCTTCATTCTTATCTGAGTCTATTATTTCTAATGTTGCTAGTTCTGATGTAAATTGAAATTCACAATAAAGTCCTAATCTATCGCATATTTCATTAATATGAGGTAAAAAATCACCAAGTTCAAAGTATTTATAGTTAGAAAACTTATTGTATCCTGTTTTCTTTAGTTCTTTGCTTTGGAGCTCTACTCTAGCTCTTTGAATCTTTTGATATATATTTAGTTTCTTAGCTGTCTCTTTTACTTCTGACATATACATTCCCCCTTATAATCTAAATCTCTAATAGTGTCACATGTGCCCTCGTTGTAAATTTCTCCATTGTCTATACCTTCTCCAGGTGCTATAATGGTTTCAAAGTTATTTTTGTTAAGGTCGCTCGCTTTGCTTTGGTCGGTAAGCTTGCGACTTTTCTTTTGTATTTCATTTAAAAGTTCTTCTGAAATTATTGTTTGCAAGTCTCCTCCTTCTGTTCTTAATCTCTCTTGTGTTTTCATAGCTACTTCTTTAGCTATATCATTTATGATTTTAAGCATCATAGCTTGTCCTCCTAATAAATCTTATCTGCTATTAAAAATAGTGCTCCGAATATTAACCATGTTGCTAGACTACCTAAGATGTAATCTATTATTTTTTCTTTCTTAGACACTTTTATAACCTTCCTATCTTCTTAATACAGCTTGGACAAATATTCTTTCCATCAAAGGTCTTTATATCCTTACCTTCACCGCAGAAGATACACGTAGGTTCATATTTCTTTAATATAACCTGGTCACCATCCACATAAATTTCTAATGGGTCCTTAATGTCTATTCCTAAAGTTCTTCTTAGTTCTACTGGTAATACTACCCTTCCTAAGTCATCTACTTTTCTTACTACTCCTGTTGCTTTCATTTAAATTTCCTCCTCTATATTCTGATTTGAGCGTTACAACCTTTAACCATTAAATCTAACTCTCTGCTAGGCTTCCAATCTATAATTACCTTTCTAGCAAATTCTAAATCTTTAACTGATGTATTTTTATAACTATTAACCTGTAATACCCTCTTGTAATCTTTCCAAATCTGACTAAAAGCTTTTTTATTAAGTTCTCTATATGCTGGTGCATCTTTTCCACCTAAGGCTTGTACTACAACTCTCTTTGCTAAAGAATTTAATTCTTCTTGCTGTGCATAATCAATTGTCATAGTGTTTTCTAGCTTGGACACTCTATTATCAATTTCTATTGTTCTTTCATCTAAAGTAAATATTGCCTGTAGCTCTTTAGATAATTTAGGTTGTTCTGCTCTCATATTGAAATATCCATCAACTAATTTTTCATATTGTTCCCAAGCAACATCATCTTCTAAAATCTTAAGTAACTTTGCATATCCTCTTTCAGATAGTAGATAAATATTAGAACTTGCATTAATTGAGTTCCTAGTATAAATTCCGCTTTCGCACAAATCGATAGCGAATTTACTTCCTTTAAAATCAATAATATCTACATTGTTTTTAAATCTTTTTTTATTTCTATTTATTGCTTCATTTATTCTCCCTGTATCTCTTCCATGAATACTTGCAATATCTTTAACTAACATTGCTTTTTTACCTTTGCCAAAACCTCCCTCGATATCATGGAATTTCATTCCATCAATTTCTTTTAAGCCATTAATTTTAATTGATTCGTTCATTTTAAATCCTCCTCATATTTCTTTACCCTCACGTTGGAGCCGCTTTGATACTTTTACCCTCGCACTGGAGCTACTTGAATACTAATTTAATTCTTTTATATTGTTTAAATTTGATAAATCCTTTCCTTCTGCCCATTCTAAAAATCTATTTATTTCCGAATTTCGTACTTTAAGGCTTTTAAGTTTTATAGATTTTAATAATCCTTTTTCTATTAATTCATAAACAAAATTTCTATTACTAGCTACACCAAGTCTTTTGGCAGTTTCTGCAACACTTAATAAATAATCTTCCAAAATTAATCCTCCTTTTTAAAATCATCTTCCGGAAAAAGTTTATCTAGTGGAACTTCTAAAACATCTGCAATTTTACGAGCGTTCATAAGGCTTGGAACCGCTCTCCCGTTCATAATTTCATAAAATGATGAAGTGGATAACCCTACCTTTTCTATAACATAAGTAGTTTTCATCCCCTTTTTTTGAATTGTTTCTTTTATCTTATTGTTCATAACTTCACTCCCCTTCAAACGGTTATCCGTAATTTATATTCTTATAATACATCCGTTATTCCGTTTAAGCAAACATTTTTATACGGAATAACGGTTATTAAAGGAAAATAACTCGCTGTATCTTCGATTTTCTTCGGTTTTCTGTAAATTACTATTTACTTTACCGAAATTAAATGATATTATATTCCTGTAAACCGAAATAAAAGGGAGATAAAGAATGAATACAGGTGAATTTTTAAGAAGTTTAAGAGAGAAAAATAATCTAACACTTAAGGAACTTGCTGATAAAAGCGGTGTAGGACCTAGTACTATTTCTGATATAGAAACAGGGACGTCCACGAATCCTAGAATGGGTACTTTAAAAAAGTTAGCTGATGCTTTAGATGTATCAGTAAATGATTTCTTTAATGATAGTGAAAATAAAACTTCATCTATTTCAAAAGAACTAACATCTAAAGACTATAAAGATATATCTAAAGATTTGGATAATATAATGAAAAAACTTGATAACCAAGAAGATGGTCCACTTTATTTTGATGGTGATGAATTAGATGATGAAAATAGAGAATTATTTAAGGATGCTTTAGAATTTGCACTAAAGACAATAAAAGTTAGAAATAAAGAAAAATACACCCCCAAGAAGTATAAAAAATAATTATTTATAGCGTTAGGGGATGGGGATTATGAAAAAAATAATATTAAATATAATTAATAAATTAGCAGAAAAATATGATACATGTGAACCTTGTGAGTTAGCTGATTACTTAGGCGTAGTTATAATAGAAAGACCATTAGGCGATAAACTTGGTGCCTATATGTACATTAAGAAAACTAAAACTATTTTTATTAATAGTTCTCTTGATGAAGCACTAAAAAGAATAGTGTTAGCTCATGAGCTTGGTCATGCCATTCTTCATAAAACTCAAAATTGTTATTTTATGAAAAATAATACTTTATTGCTAACAAGTAAATTTGAATGGCAGGCTAACTTTTTTGCTGCTAATTTATTAATTCCAGATAGTTTATTAAATAACTATTATGGTTATACAATAAATGAAATTAGTACTATCGAAAATATACCCGTAGAATTACTAAAACTTAAATTTGACTTAATTTAAATTAAGTATATATTTTTTTTATATTTTTATCGAACATAAGTTCAAAGGGAGGTACTATTATGCAAGGAAGTATAAGAAAAAGGGGTAATACCTGGTCCTATCAATACTTCTTGGGAATAATTGATGGAAAAAAGAAATATAAATCGAAAGGAGGGTTTAAGACTAAAGGAGAGGCTAGTAAGGCTTTGTCACAAGCTATATGCGATTTTGAAAATGAAGGATATGTGGAACCTAAAAAAGTAACAATGGCCACAGTATCATTGAAATGGCTTGACGAATATGTTAAGCCGTTACGCAAAATATCAACTTATAATAGATATAGAGAGATTCTAAACAATTATTTAATACCTTACATTGGCAATATGAACATTGTGGATATTAAACCTTATAATGTAGAACGTATGTTATCTACTATAAAAGCTGAGCATAATATTAGTGGTGCTACGATGCAATCTATATACACCTTATTAAAGACTATAATGAATAGAGCTTTAGTATGGAAATTAATTAGAGACAATCCATGTAAATATGTTGAAAGACCCAAAAGAGATAAATTTATACCTGATACATTAGATCAAAATGATATTCATACAATATTTAACCATTTAAATTTAGATAAAGAAAATGATTATATATTTTTTATAGGTCTAAGAATAGTTTTAGAACTCGGTTTAAGACGTGGGGAACTTTGCGGGCTCGAGTGGTCCGATATTAATTTTAAAGACAAAGTTATTAAAATATCAAATAATATGATCTATAGTAATGGTCATGTATATGTTGGGAGTTTAAAAAATGACGATAGTTATAGAGTCCTTACTATATCTGATGATTTAATAAATTTATTAGGTGAGCTAAAAGAAAAGCAGTTAAAGCAAGCTGCTACATATGGAGAATTTTACAAAACTAATGTTTTTAATGATAAGAATTATGATTTTATTCTTAAATGGTGTGATGGTAAACATGTTCATCCTATGTATTTTACTAACAAACTACCTAAAGTACTAAAACAGTGTGGTATAAATAAAAAAATAAGATTTCATGATTCTAGACATACTAATGCCACTTTATTGTTACAACAAAATACTGATCTTAAAACTATTCAAGAGCGTCTAGGTCATGGTGATATAAGAACAACAATGAATATCTACTCTCATGTTACAAAAGAAATGCAGATTAAAGCCACTGATAGAATGTCTGAAATTCTAAAATTTTAG